ACGACAAAAGAAAAACACTTAAATTGATGAATGGCCAAACTCAACACCAATCAAGATGTCGGTCTACAACATCCTAACTGGAAAGAATGTTATCGTTCCTCGGGTTGCTGACAAAGACAAACCTGAATACCCTTCTTCATTCTTTGAGAAAAAGAAAAAAGTTAATTTGCAAATTCCTAAGTATGAAGGGACTCTAGATGCGTTAAGAAAGGCTGTCAAATCTGGGATTTCCAACAAAAATTTGAGCATCCAAGGAGCAAAAGCTTATTTATATTATTTCTTTAAAGGAATAGAAGAAGATTCTGTCGAAGAATGGGTTTCATTTGGAGTGGTCATTGCGAAGAGAGGAGGGAAAGTAAATCCCTTTTCAATGGTTGATGTCGCGATGTCCGGGGAATTCGTGAGCAATTCTTCCGAGCAGGCGGATGCAAAAGACGACATCTGGATGGTGATGTACATAGTCGCACAGTACCGAATTGGAAGAGCCAGCTTGCCAGAGTACAGAAATCAGATAATACAAGCAGGTAATCGCTTGATGACGTCATTATCTTCAGACGCTGAAAGTCTGGAAACAGGCATCGCTTTCTGCGATCAATGGGTTGCAGATGCTAATTTTTGTAAAATAATGGCTTGCCTTGACATGTTTTTTAACAGATTTAAAAAGAACCAATTTGCTGTTTGCCGGTTTGGGACAATTGTTGCAAGATTCAAAGATTGTGCTGCGCTACTTGGTTTGAACCACTTTACAGAGCTTTGCAATGATGACTTGAGAACTGGTCTAAAGTGGGTGTTTTGTGAGGTGATCTCTAAAAACATAACCTCATTGTCTGAACCAAATCAAGAAGTGGACAACCCATTGTCATACACTCCGTACATGATTGAATTCCAGATTTCCAGGTTGTCTCCTTACTCCACAACCAATAATCCTGCATTTCACTTATTCATCCATGCGATGGGGTCTTTCTTATTGAACAAAAGATCTGTTGATGCCCGGTTCTTGCAAAGTTCGGGGACTATCAACATCATCTCCAACGCAGGATTGTTGGCATTCATAATGTTCAACCGCATGGATTGGAAATTGATCTATGCAGATGATCGAACAACAAATCTCAAAAAGCCTTTGACCACTGATGAAGACTCTGACAATGGGGGTAGTGACGTAGAGCAAGATGATGATCTCCCTGAAGGCAGAAATCCCATCGATTGGTTTAGATGGATGGAGCAGAGAGACTTTAAGCTTCCTGGTCAAGTCTTGTCATTCATGAAAGACCAAGCAGGCAGAATTGGGATCACAAGGCCTGGATCCATTGGTGAAAAAATCAAGCAGATGTATGGGTCTTAACATGAAAAAAACAACACCAATCAAGATATGATTGATGAGTCAACAACAGATAGAGTGTGTGGCATTCAGAAGGCCATCGCCGGTGAACAATGCCATGATGGATCAGACCATATCTTGGTTGGACCAAATCCAGAGGACATCGGAGTCGTGGGAGGATCGATCAACCAATCCCCCAATATGGACCCTCTGGCAACTAGTCAAGCAGGTTTTTCACGGAATTGGATCAAAAGTTCAATGTTTCTTCCATGGGATTCAGATACGACTGCTAGAAACGATTTTGTCGACCCGAGAGGGGAGGTATCAAGCGATAGAAGTCGTGAAGAGAATAGCAAATCAACACCCAGAGCTGTTCAATCAGATAGAAATTCCCCCTCTGGAGAGAGAGATGGAAACAATATACAATTCAAACGAGGGTGGGACGCTGCAATGACTGCCATGGAGGCAGAGTTCAAGCGATTGAGACTAAACCTATCCATCATCTCTAGTCTCAATAAATTGACATTAGTTCCAATTCCAGAGCTAACCAAGAGAGACCAAGCTGATCAAGAATCAGAAAAGGAGGATGATAGTGAAGAGGAAGAAGAAGAGCAATTCTCTAAGTCAAAATTTGTGAAGCTGGTCAACAGAGGATGCCTGAAGTACAAAGGAAGGAAAGTAACATCTGACAGAGTTGATCCCACAGTGTTGCAACAACTCAAGGGTCCGATGTCTCTAAAAGACTGGCTGAAGAATGTTCTGGTTTAAACATGAAAAAAACAACACGGATCAGGATGTCTTTCTGGAACTGGTTCCGATTCAAGAAGCCTGATCTGCCTGAATCTCTGAAGGTGACTCCAGTGAATTATGGCAAGCCCTATGATTGCTATGACATATCACTGTCGGTAGAGTTATTTGTGCTAGAAGAAGGCAACAAAGATTTGAAGTACAACCAGATAATAAAAGCCTGCATTGAATCATACACCGGACCCGCAGAACAAGAGGCATTCAATGTGATCAGTTGGCTTCTGGCCGGTTCAACGTTGAATGTGAAATCGAACAGTCGAAAGAGGCTCCAAACAACCGGAAGAGTGAAATTCAAATACCAAACATGCAACAATTCATTGAGGAGCAGATTTCAATACAATCGGACTGTCCCAATTTTCTTGCGAGGGTGGAAGTTCTTGCTCACTGTTGAGTTCAATGGCCATCCATGCGAAGATGGCAATGATATTAGTGCTACCCTAAAGGACAAACTTGATCAATTGGAGGACTTTCGAACATCTTCGATTGGATTCAATGCTCGGGGTAAACTGATGCTGTATTAATGAAAAAAACAACAGACATCTCAGGTGCAACCATGATTCTCTTGGTGGTCCTGATATTGTTCTTTGGGATGCTCTACAAGAGGCTCTCATTTTTGATGATGGCTTACTTACTTGGATATTACAATGTGTTTGGATCTGTGATCACTTATGGATCTTTCTTTATTTGGTATTTGTTTTATTATCTGCCTTCTAAATGGATGGGTGCCGGGTTTGCGGCCATTGTTGAAAGTTACAATAAGGAATATGCTGAGTGGGTCTCCATCGAGTAAACAGTAACACGTATCAGCGTGAAAAAAAGCCTTTGCAATCATGAGTCTTCTTGGCCTTGCAGTAGTAAGCTTCATTTCAATCCTATCAAATGTGGGTTCCGTTGAGCATCTCTATTTTCCAGTGGAAATGAAAAGTCAGTTTAAACCTGTCAAGTTGGAAGACCTAACTTGTCCCTATGCTAGTGATGACATGGGATTCCCTTCCTCAGTCAAAGCAGATGTTCAACTGTTGAAAACTAATTTAATCCGCGTTCCTGGAACCATCTGCTATCGTCAACTTTGGACTATCAAATGTTCTGAGAATTTCTTTGGCGTGCAAACAATCAATAAAGATATCAAAGATCTCGAGTTGGGTCATTTTCCGGAGAAAGGAGATGATAAAGTTTATTTTCCAGATCCTACTTGTCGTTGGATGAGTGAGTCAGAAACAACTGCTGAGTTCGCAATCTGCAAAGACGAAGAGATACTCTTTGATGAGACTACGGGGCTGGGAACAGACAACCAATATGGATCTTTCTTTTGTCAAAAGGACTATTGCCCAATAAACAAATATGTTGGGTTCAAACCAAAGCGCCCTTTGGCTGAGATCATCAAAGAAGGTTTCATGGATATTGAGGCCGAATTTAGTGTAAACAGTCGCGGATTTGTGGATATACACTCTTTAACCAGGAGTCACCATTATCCGCGAATGTCAATGAAGAATGCTTGTGTGAGATGGAGAGATCATGAATCAAAAAAGAAATTTGACCTTATATTAAATAACGGATTTTTAATCAGGTTCAAATCTGAATTCGATATAGAGGTGAGTCCTCGTCTTGAGTCAAATTGGGTGACAAAAGATTACAACACAGATGATGAAGTGAAAAAATTGATTAACGCCAAATCACATCCAAATCATGGGACTCATTTTTCATTCCAGCGGGATCCGTGGGCCAAAATATCTGACAGTGTTATTAAAAAGGAAAAATTCAAGTTTGCCCATTTGATACTCTCTCTCCGAAACTGCGAAAAAGAAGATGATAAACGCATCAAAATCCCTTACATAGATTTCCAAACAACTGATGTTGAAATGTATATAGAGTCTAAAATTGATCAAATAGCCTGCAAGCGTCGACTCTATGAGATCATCACTGAAAAGAAGTTCAATCTGATTGATCTAGGACTTCTAGCTCCCAATCATGGTGGTCTGGGCCCAGTTTACCACTCATATAGCAAAGATATATCTAGAGGATTTGGACATTACCGAAGAATCATCTGGGATCCACAGCCAGAAATTGGCATTTTGGGTTATTACTTTGACGGAGGAGAGCAAAAAAATGTAACCTGTCCGGAATGGGTCAGAAAAAATCACAGTCTATCTTGGTGCGTCAATGGAATATTTAAAATGGGCGGAAAGATCTTTCATCCCATTTATGGAGCAGATAATTTGGAGGAATTGAAAATCGCATTTGAGGAACGCGATGTGAGGTCTGTCGAGCATCCTGCTATACTGCATGACCTACACAATCGAGAAGCCACCACTTGGAAAGAATATCACAAAGTCACAGACGATCTCAGGTGGAAAGGTGTGAATCTAGGAATATGGGACTTTTTTGACAGTGTAATTGGTAAGATTGTTGCTTGTGCATTGGGTGGATTAATGTTTTTGATCTTGTTTTGGGTGTCTGCTTCTGTCATTATGCGGTGTTGTGTGAAGAGAAGCTTCCACAACCCCAATGCTAAAAGAAGGAGTGAGGAATGGTAAGCATGAAAAAAACAACACCAATCAGCATGGAGTTGTCACACGATCAAAACATCGATGACTGGTGTGCTGATTGGGGCTTAGAAGAAGAAAATCAAAAAAGCACCAAAAAAGCAGAAATTTTAAATTTGTCTGATTACAATTTGAATTCTCCTCTCCTGATAGATTGGAGTGTTAGTGTGTTTTCGTTTAGGAGAGGCTTGTCAAAGACAACTGGGTCCAATTTGAATGATTCAGTGATTTCACAGATAGTATACCCAATCAAAACCCATGAGGACAATCATAGATGGTTCGGAAACTTGCTTAGGTCTATTCATGCGAGAGAAAAAGATCCATTCAAAGAATTTGAGATCATTTTTGCAGAAGTCAATCAAGCTGCTGAGTGCACAGCAGAATTGACAGCCATTTGGTTAGATCACCTTAAATTGCCTTACCTCAGATCTAATAAAAAATTCATCAAACATGATTACATAAAACATTGGGGCCAGTTGCTGTATGAAGTCTCTTTGCTTATCATATATTTAAATAACCCCAAATTGGAATATGCTGCGAGTTTGCTAATTAATCATAGTATTGACAAACCAAAAAGGCTGATAAACAACAAGGTTGTGGGAGCAACGACATACCTTGGAGTGGGCTTTGAATTGATGTTTCGTGTGCTGAGAAGATTTACAGTTTGCAGTGGTGGTATAATTACGAGTGACGGTTTTGCTTTGGATAAAAATTTTCTTTTGATGATTAAAGATGTTGTTAATAGTAGAGTGTGTGCTTATCTGAGTGCAGTTAATCGTGTGGATTCAAGTTTTTCTGACTTGTGTTTAGATCAAATCGTAGAGGTGTGGAAGGAGGGAGACAAATTGCTTCAGACATTAGGTAACAGTAGCTATAACATTTTCAAAATGATTGAGCCAGTTGCTAACAATGAGTTGGTCATATCAGCACAGACGATTAGACCTCTCATCAAATTGGATTCAGAGTTTGAAAAATATGTGGAACAAGAAATACAGACCTTAGTGGACAAAGGGATCACATTCCTGAAGGATCTTCAAATTAAGATGCGTGCCATGGATGACCTGGAGTTCAATTTGTCAGTCTATGGTTCTTTCAGACAATGGGGACATCCCTACATCGACTTCACAGCAGGATTAGAAAAGTTATATCAACAAGTGACAATGCCCAAAAAGATTAATGCCGCTCTTGCCAAGTCGTTAGCCAGTGATCTTGCTTTAAAAGTCTTGGAAACAAAATTCAATGAAAGAAGAGAGTGGATGGTTCATAAAGATCAGATCTCAGCAAATAATCCATTGAGAAAGTACATTGTAGAAGACATTTGGCCACCTTTCAAAGTCATTCATGAGTATGGAGACAGGTTCCATGAGCTCCCCCTAAGAGCTTGCTTCGAAATTCCGGATTTTATAGATCCTACTCAAATTTACAGTGACAAGGCTCACTCAATTGACAAAGATGAGTTAAAAGAGGTGATCAGGAAGGGATTGAAGGGTCCAGTCCCAACAAAACGCGTATTGGATACTTTACTACGAACAGAACAGACCAACTGGAAAGAATTCCTCACAGAAATAGATCGCAATGGACTAGAAGAGAAATGGTTGATCATTGGATTAAAACCTAAAGAGAGAGAGCTGAAAATTGACGGTCGGTATTTTGCATTGTTAAGTTGGAAGTTACGAGAGTATTTTGTTATCACAGAGTATTTGATAAAAACACATTTTGTCAAATTGTATGATGGCTTGACCATGGCAGATGATCTTAAAGACGTGGTTGGAAAACTGTTGAGTCGATCAATGGGTCAGGGGACACCTGATTACACCTCTATAACTTTTGCTAATCATATAGATTACAGCAAATGGAACAACCATCAAAGAAAAGAATCAAATGGCCCTTTATTCCGCGTGATGGGACAATTCTTAGGGTTTCCCTCTTTAATTGAGAGAACTCACGAGTTTTTTGAAAAAAGTCTAATTTACTACGCAGGGGACTTGAGTCTGTTGAGATTAGAAAAGGGTAATGTTGTTCCTTCTACTAGCATCAGGTCTTGTTGGCAAGGTCAACCAGGGGGTCTTGAGGGATTGCGTCAAAAAGGGTGGTCTCTTCTCAACATCGTATTACTGGACCGTATCTCAAAAAAGAGGAACACTCGACTGAGATTATTGGCACAAGGGGATAATCAGATAGTATGCTCACAATTTAGGTTAACAGACATACGTGAAGACAAGGTAATAGAACACATTGAAGAGGTTAAACAACAAAACAAAGCCATAATGGCTGATATTGAATCTGGGACGGGTGAATTGGGCTTGATTATTAATAAAGATGAAACCATGCTTTCAACCGAGTATCTCAATTATGGGAAAGTCCCGGTCTATAGGGGGAACATCTGTGGTTTGAAGACTAAAAGATGGGCTCGGGTTAGCTGCTATTCAAATGACAACCTACCAAATTTGTCGAACATATTGTCAACTGTGTCTAGTACAGCTTTGTCAATATCTCATTTTTCCCTATCACCGGTCGATCCTATGTTAAATTACAGTTGGTTTGGAGTTTGGGCAATAAGGTGGCTGCAGCTCTTTGACCCCTGTCTAGCCGGACCAATCCCCGTCAATTTGAATGATCAGGTATTTTTGATAAAGGCCTTATACTTGGATCCGTCCCTGGGGGGCGTCAGTGGAATGTGCTTGAACAGGTTCTTGATAAGAAACTTCCCAGATCCATTGACAGAGGGACTCTCATTTTGGAAAGTCATTTTCAACAAAACCAAGAGCGATCAGATACGAAAGATAGCAGGGGATTGCTTCAACCCCGCAGTGAGATTGGGTTCAGTAGATGATTTCAAAGCACTATTGGAAGATCCGACCTCAATAAACATCCCTAGAGGTCTTAGTCCAATCACAATGCTTAGAAACGAAATTAAAATCAACATGGTTAATAATGCACACAATATCAAGAATCAACTGTTAAGAGATGTGACAGTCATTGGAACTCAAGAAGAAAACAAAATAATGGTCTTCTTAAGATCTATCAAGCCCATTTTTCCCAAGTTTTTGGCACAACTGAAAGCTAGCACAATTACGGGGATTAAAGATTCCTTTGTCTCAATGTACGAAAATTCACGAACAATCAGAAAGAATTTTAGAGATAATATGAGAATGGATTTTGATCTTAAAGTCATACAATCTGAGACCATGGCCTTCAATCGACTCCTCAAAACTGCACCGTCTCTATCAAATGCCTCAATTTGCTCTTCTTCGCAGGCTGACCTACTTCGAAAATTGAGTTGGGGTTCAGAGATTGTAGGAATGACAATACCACATCCAATTGAATTGATTGGGATCCCCATTCCAAGGACTATTTGCAATTGTGATATCAAAGATTTTGGACCATATTTGACTACTGTTGAAACTGTTGATGATCCGAATTTGTTCAACAAAAGAGGGTCTCTCACTCCTTACCTCGGATCAAAAACATCAGAAGGCACATCCATAATCAGCCCATGGGAGAAAGAATCAAAGATACCCTTCTTAAAAAGGGTTTTGAAGATGAGGAATGTCATAAATTGGTTTGTCAAATCAGACTCTAATCTTGCTGCTTCGATTTTTAACCTGATAGAAAGTATAACAGGAGAAAAGGTCAACAGTTGTGTAGAAGGTTATGCTAGAACAGGGTCAGCTATTCACAGATTCAGCTGTGACAGGCAAAGCTCTGGGGGTTACAGCGCTGTGAGTCCAGCTGCTTTGATGAGATTGTTTTCCACCACTGATACACTAGGAGAATTGAATTCCAAAAATTGGGATTTCATGTTTCAGTCACTGATAATAATGTCTCAAACTGCTCTATCCAAACCAATTGGATTTTGGAAATTAGGGAACACCACCTATCACAGCCACATTCAATGTCGGGAATGCTTGAGAGAAATCCACGATATTCACCTGGAGGCATCCCACATCTATCAACCAAAGTCATTCGTTCACATGGTGCAAAATTGGATTTCAGATTTAAATCAACAGTGGGTTAGCAAACAACTCAGGTCTTATGATGAGGTCAGACCTGCAAATATGACAAAAGATGAATTAGACTACAACATAGGTCAGACAACAGGCTTCTTATATGGCGAGCTTATCATTAGAGGTTCAACAGACCTGACCACTCCGTTATTTCCAAATTCCATTGGAAATAAATTGCAGCCAAGATTCTATTTCTTGGGTTTGACCCAAGGGCTAATCTTGTGTGCCACTTTGAATTCTTTATCTCGCAACAGCCTCAACACGCTGGTGAATCCTATTTCATCTATTGGAGGAAACACAATAACGCTCGTCAATAAATTGATATTTGATCCTCAATTCTTGTCATTGTTGAGATCCGATTTGTTTATGAAATGGCTACTGACACACCCTCATAGAATTCCCCCATCTTACCCCTTACACCCAAATGATCAGGCTGTTATAATCAAATCAGTTTTGAGAATGATGATCAAGGATCTTCTACTAGATCAACCTAGAACAATCAAAAAGATCATTTTGTTCTCGGATTCTAGCTCTGGGGAATTAGAGCTCCCTTATGTCTTGAGTGCTATTGCTTACAACACAGTCATGAGTCCTTATCCGAAACAAAAAAAGATCGAAAAATTGAGAACGATTAAGAACTTAAACATAGAGGTCAGAGACAAACTTAGATCGAATTCTATTGGGAAGCTATCAGGAATACAGGTCTTCTTAATCCCCCAAGAGATACGTCATGTGGTCAAATTTGGACCGTCCCTGCCCAGTGGCTCAGTTGACGATATAGAATTGCCATTTGGAGAAGAATATGCCGGCTGGGTATCATCTGTTGCAATTGAATTTCAGTCAACCTTTGATTCCACTTTAAGCAATATTTCGATCCCTCAAAAGAGCGACCCAACAATGTCTGGTCTGAGGCCTTTCCAAATAGCAACTGGGGCCCATTACAAGGTGAGATGCATTTTGAAGTCGTTTGACATCAAATACAATTGGTTTTTATGCGGAGGAGATGGTTCTGGAGGGATAACAAGCTGTTTGCTGAGGTACAATTTGAAATCTCAAGGGATCTTCAACAGCCTGATGGATATCGAAGGCATCAGTCTTAGAGGATCTAAACCTGCACCTCCAAGTGCAGTGGAAGCATTGGGGAAGCGAAAGATCGGATGTCTCAATCACAACACCGTATGGCAGGCGCCTAGCGATTTGAGAAGAAATGAGACTTGGGATTACTTTTCCAAGTGGACAAATATCGAGAGAAGAAAGTTTGATTTGTTGATTTTTGACATGGAGCTGACCTCAGATCAAGATGGATTATCCATTCTAAAAAAATTGGATAGGTATCTAGACACTCTATTAGTGCAAGAAGGGTCAGTGATTTACAAAACTTACTTAAACACTTTGTTGAAGTTTATGTACAACCCCCTACATGTTATCTTGAGTCATTTTTCTGAGGTCCACGTTTGCCAAACCGAATTATCCTCCAGCTCCACATCAGAGGTTTACATATTTGGAAGGCACAGACTAAAATGGAGAAATGACAGATTCCCCACAAACACAGCATTGAAGAAGATTATTCAACAAAACTTTGTCTTTTCTGATGGGGCATCAGAATTTGAACGAGCCAAACAAGTTCGAAGAAAAAACTTGTTGATGGGTGTCCCCCGAGAACTGATTCCGGACCTGAATATAGAGCTAGAAAATCTACTGAATGTTGTTGGAGTCCCTGCCGGATTGTCAAACGCCATCTCTGATGATCTGTTGCGCCAATCTGGAGACATCAGAGAGACTAAATGGACACTGATAAGATTGTGTGACAAGTTTGTGATGAGGACTTGTGAAATCTTGCCTTACAAACATCTCCCTAGTGATCAAATATTAATAACCTATATTGGGTTTTTAGTAGGAGGACTTATCTCCCTTTATTTGGATGATGACAAACAAGACACTGTGTATTTCCAGAAAGTCATTCAGCTCGGAGTCATGGTAGACATCCAAAATGACCCAGGTAAACCCATCATCTGGAAATTTGGGAGTAAAGGGAAGGGGGTGAACATCAGATGCAAAATGGCTCTTATTGGTAGCACTATTAGAGTTTTTGAGAGGTTATCTGAAAAGATGAAAACTAAATCTATCAAACTTTTCAAACACCACTATACATTAAATTTACTAAAAACTGGTATACCTCAATTGTGGGACCAATCAGCACCTCTGGGCTCGGATGTGTTTAAAAACGCCGTGTCAAGCCACTTGGACTTTGAAGCATCGCAGAGTTATGACTAGAGCATGAAAAAAACTATCAAATCACATCACAGGCCACAAAACCAACAAAATCTATAGACACTATTGTTGAACTTTCTTAGATCATTTTGTGGCTTTGGTTGTTTCGT